GGTCTTCCTTTTCAATAGACCAACCCAATCTCGTACAGTCACTTTTTTGCGCGTAAAGTCTTCGATTGCGATTGCAAGACGCAAAGAAGGAATCGATCTTCCAGACTCTAAGTCTCGAAGATACGCGACAGAAACGCTCAACTTATTTTGATTGAGCGTTTCATTCATCCATTTGCAAAAGCCAAATCGACTGTTGTAAGCAGGTTGGCTTTCTCGAAAAGATCGAATGTCCATAAAAAATCCAGTCAGAAAATGTCCGATAAAAGTGATGTGTATACCATCACATCGTGATACCATAAAGTCAAACACAGGAAAAACGAATCATGAAAGAAAATTTACCGACAATCGGAAGCAGTAGCATCGGAGCAATCTTAGGACTATCGCCATGGAGTAGCCCGTGGGACGTGTGGGCAAGGGCTCACGGACTTAGAAAAAGCTCTTCTTCGGCGGCAACGGAAAGGGGCCATATCCTGGAGCCAGCGATCGGGGCCCATTATGCAAACTTGAACAACGTTGAGATTACTAAAGGACCGGAATACGAGGCCGATCCAATCATTGGTCCCGAGTCTTGGATGCACGCTCGACCTGATTTTTTTGTTCAGTCTGATGAGAATAAGTGGCTACTTGAAATAAAGTCTACTCGAAAGTTCGATCACAAGTGGGGCTTCTCTGGCGGAAGCGGTGTTCCCCCATACTATGCGACACAATGTATTTGGCAGATGATTGTTACTGATGATGACCGATGTGATCTTGCTGCCTTCGCTACAATGAACGATGAGTACCGATCATTTAAAATACATAGAGACAAGTCGGTTGAGTCAAAGATGTTGGACTATGTCAGGGATTGGTATGATCGACACATCCGTAAGGGCAACCCACCAGAAATAGATGGTTCAACTTCGTGTTCCAAATCTCTCGCTAAGATGTTTGAGCAAGAGTCAAAAACATTCATCGAGCCATCCGAATCTCATCTTGAACTTGCTCAAAAACTAAAGCAAGTCCGAGCACAAAGCGCAGAGTTAGACGAGAAAAAACGACTTCTTGAGAATAGAATCAAAGAAGAAATAGGCACCGCATATGGTATTAGTGGTGTAGCAACGTGGTCACAGAGCAAACCACGAAGCCGATTTGATCGTGCTTCATTTGAAGCCGACCATCCAAACCTCGCCAAAAATTACTTAAAGATTGGCGAACCAACGAGAACATTCAGATTTCAATACACAGGAGAACAAAAATGAGCAACGCACTTCACCCAGCACACCAGTTCCGCAACGTCGTAGAATCCAAAGCATCGGACTTTCTCCAAGCAATGGCAGGTACGGAAGAGGGAGCCAAAGCGGCCGGTCGTGTAGCACTGGCTTTTCGTCAAGCTGCACAAACAAATGATCGCCTTTATGGGTGTGATCCAGTATCAGTGGCACAAGCGGTCGCGTTATCAGCGATGACTGGTCTTATGCCAGGTGGTCCACTACCAGACGTTTACCTGCTACCAAGAGGAAAAAACCTTCAATGGCAAGTATCGCATCGCGGCTTCGCCAAGTTGGCTGCTCGAAGCGGTGTACGGCTACGCACAAAAGCTGTTTTTGAAAGCGATACGTTTCACGTCATCGAGGGTACTGAGCCCAAGCTTGAGCATGTTCCTAACCTTTCCGCTGACCAGTGTTGGGACACTTTGATTGCTGTATACGTTGTTGCACACTACAAAGACGGGAGTAAGGACTTCGTAGTTATTCGCAAAGCCGACATCGAAAAGCGACGTGCTAACTCAGACGCATACAAAAGAGACAAAAATCGTTCACCATGGGGCCAGTGGCCAATTGAAATGGCGCTCAAGACCGGTCTTCGGTATGCGTTCGCTCGCGGCATCGTATCAATGGATGACACAACCACCAGCGCATACGAGCATGACGGTATGCAAGACGCATCTACTGAAAACTTGCAGGTTGTTGAGATGAATGATGTTCCCGAAATGAACACAATGAACGTTTTGTCTGACCAGCTTGATGAGCTAGTACAACAAACGGATAAAGAAGAATCATTATTGGAGGACTAAGAACCAAATGACCCGTGATTACAAAAAAGAATACGAACAATATCACAGCAAACCAAAGCAAAAAAAGCGCAGAGCGGGTCGCAATGCTGCCAATCGTATTATGAAGATGGTTGGAAGAATTAAAAAGGGTGATAACAACGATGTACATCACGAAGACGGAAACCCACTAAACAATAAAAAATCAAACCTCAAAGTAATTAGCAAGTCTAAAAATAGATCAAAAAAATAAAAGGAAGAAAACATGAGTCTTTTTGACGAATCAAAAAAAGAAAGAAATCCATTTGGCGAAAGAACAAAAGAATCATCAAAATCTGAAGCAGTACCTCAAATCAATCAAACATCTTTGTTTCTACGTGTTTTAAGTTCAGTTTTTGATGAGCAGGCACTATTGATTGATCAGTCGAAAAACTGTGATGGTTTTAGAACACGATTGTGTGATTCGTCTTGGCCGCTTCATAACCTTCAAGGAAATGTAACTGAGCCAACTTGGGCCAACATGATCAACGCAACTATTTCTGGAATGAAAAAAACCATCAGCAATAGTCAGCCCAATGGAGATTGGAAAATCTTAGATTATGAAACTAAAATAGATCATGATTCTTCTGCAGTAGAGAGATTGTTTTTGGTGGTGAAGTTTGTGGACATTGAAAACAACAATGACCTTCAATACTCAAATGGTGCCCCTGTAGGTGCAACAGTAAATGTTCAAAACAGCCCCATTCCACCTGAACTTATAGAAGCTCTTACCAACAGACCGAACGATGACTCTCGTCTTGCGGGACTTCTGGAGCAATTGGTTGAGGCTATCTCAGGAAAAACAACAGAATCGAAGCCATCCAAACAAGATCCAGTAGTCTCGAAAGATTTAGATCCAGATCCTGAGCCTGTTGTATTCAGCGACTGATCACGATGCCGTTGTACCGATTCGTTTGTAAGTTTTGCGGCACCGTAAGAGAAGTTCTGCAAGCATTTGGAGACCCAAGCCCCTATTGTGGGGCTTGCTCTTCTGAACGTGGCACACATAAAGAAATGAAAAGAACGATTTGTGCAACCAACTTCAGCTTAAAAGGAGATGGTTGGGCAAAAGATAATTATGGCTTGAAAAGAAAGTAGTGGGGTGAGGCGCCACTGGTAGGTGCATCGGGTTGTTACTCCGAAGGTTGTTGGTTCAAGTCCAACCGCCCCAGCCTTATCTCAACGCTTCGACTTTAAATTTAAGCATCTCGTTGTCTTGCTTGAGAAACTTCACCTCTACTTTGAGCGCGGCCAACTCAGACATAAGATCGATGATCTGTTCAAGGTGTTCATCACGCTCTCGCTCCAGACGCTCCACTCGTTTGATGAGGTCATCGCGATACAGGGCTTGCTCGGCCTTCTCTTCCTGTTTTACCTCTCTTTTCTGCCTCGATAGAAACTCATAGAACTTAAACGCACCTGCACTGAACACGCCTGTAACGGCGGCTACGATTGCAGCAGTAGCGGTCGGCTTATCCACGGAGATCCTTGTGCATTACTTCCACACGCATTTTAACGTATATCCAAACCCACAGGGTAAAGTAGACTGCGGTTACTACCAAGCTACGCCCAACGTCACCGAAGGCGAACTCGGGGTCAGCCATCACACTCAGGACAAACTTGGTTGTGGAGAAGACGTACAGCATCAGGTAGACGCCAACGAAGCGGGCGCAGGATCGGATGTTGGGCAGACTGAACAGCATGCCCAAGGCCACCACAAAGTACAGTGCGTACTGAAAGTAGGCCCACTCGTTGCCCCCGTCCACGGCTTCACCATAGCTCATCCAAAGTACGCGATTGTTGGCGAGGTCAGAGATATTCCAGAACAGCAGCAGGGGTCCGTAGTCGTGGTAGACCAGGATGTCCTTGTAGGCTTTGAAGAAGCTTCTCATTGCACCGCCGTTACCCGATCATAACTTGGAGACCGTATGGCTGAACATTCATTAGATGACATTGTCCATTCCATTCAGTCTGCTGTGCTTGCAGCTACTGACATAGCTGAGCGGCATGAGCTTGACTCAATAATGAAGCAGGAGTTCTGGGAACTCAAAGTGGGTGAAGACGGCGAGTCCGTCAAGGACGACAACGGGAGAGATGTCTACACCCCTCGCATGGTTACGATGCGTATACCTACATGGGATAACGGCAAGCTTGTGGACACAGACGTTCCTGTACCCATGCAATCACTAACTACAGGCCAAAGCCTGACCGTGGACCGTTTAGAAGTTGAGATGTCAGTAGAAATCTCAGGTCTTGAAGAGGGAAAAACCAAGGGCAAACTTATGATACGGCCGGGCGGTAACTCGTCGTGGTTTAATAAGCAGAGCAACACTGCTAAACTCAAGCTGGTTTTCAAGGGCAGTGCGCCACCAGAAGGTTATGCAAGAATCGACGATCAACTCATCAAACTGCTTCCGTAAACTATAATGTCCGATAAAGAAAAATCACGTCATGATGAGTTGACCAAACTTGGTGTGCCAACACACGATAGTGGTGGTGGGTTCATTCCGATTGAGCAACGAGAGAGGTTGGCTAAGTATTTTAAGTCGAGTACGGGTAGTCGGGCAGATGAGTCGTTGGTGATTGATAAAATGCGTCGAGAAGCTGAAATATATGGTTCACCGACAGCAAGAACACTTCAACAAGCGGGTGATATTCTAGGCACCGTACCCCCTATCGGTCTTCCAGGTATGGCCGCTCAAAGTGCTGGCGATGCCCTATACACGGGCGCTTCGGGTTATCTGGCCTCTCAAGATGTTCCAGGTGCGGCTCAAGAGACTGCAGGCGGTTTAGCCGCACTTCTTTCACCTATTCCGCGCGCACTCATATCACCCGAAAAGCGTAAAATGATTCGTGCTGCGTTACAAGAACTAGGTATATCCCAAGTAGTGCAGGAAACAGGTAAGCATTTAGGTAAAGCGGAACAAGAAAAAGCACTTGAACAGAAACCGTAATAGGAGTCCATCATGGCAGATTCACTCGTAAACATGTCAGACCAGTTTGGCGGTCTTCCCATGGACCAGCTTATCGGTGGCCCACTTAAGGCTGCTTGTAGCGCTCAAGTTCTATTGGCAAAAGCATCGGCCGACTTCATTAAGGATGTAGGTCTTGATGCCACCGGAACAACTGGGGCCATGTCTGCGCGCACTGTGGACTTTAGCTTTAACAAACCCGTTCAGGCTGCTGACGGTACTACGACGCTGGAGAAGGTAGACCTGCAGGTTCCCCTGCTTGCCATCATCAACACGCCAAGCTTGTCTGTGAAGGAGGCTGAAGTACGGTTCACCATGGAAGTGAAGTCGTCTACCTCAAGCAAGACCACTTCCGATAGCAAGGCTGACCTTACAGCGCACGCTAAGTTCAATGCCGGACTCTTCTCCT